ACTGTAGGCATGTAGGCTAAGTTAGGTACACCCTAGGGGTGTACCTAACTTTGGCACATGCCGTTAATCCGAACCGACAATCCCCATTTTTTGAGCCAGTCCCTGAATAAAAATTGTCATCCCCCAAACATCGCCCCTCATTAGACAAGAAATGGCGAATATGCAACTTCACATTCTCGACTCATATATCCAAGATATGGAGATCGAGAGTGAAACGGAATCGGCCCAAGAGGTTCGCTATGTGGAGGACGACCTATCCGACAACGAAGATGCCGAGGCATTCTCGCGTCACAAGAAAGGGAAGGGCGGCGCTCCCGCGGTAAGTCGCAACAAGCGGAGCCTCATCATTCACCTCTTCGGAACGGGCCCCGACGGAAAGACGGCCCACGTGAACGTCCAAGGATTCGAGCCATTCTTCTACGTGAAACTCCCCAATCACCTCGTCGAAGTACAACAGACCTTCCTCGCCCATCTCAAACGGCTCATTCATCAAAAGGGCGACTGGTCCCTGAAACGCTCCGACGCCTACTCCGTGAGCTTCGAACGCCGCCAAGTACTCATGGGTTTCACAGGTGGGCGCGAGTTCACGTTCGCGAAACTCTCCGTCCAATCCCTACAGGCCTGGCGCAATCTCAAATCCTACTTCCTCGACAAGGAGAACGGCTTCACCTTCCAGATCTACTCCAACACGGACGCTCTAGAAGTGTTCGAAGCTAATCTCGACCCCATGCTCCGTTTCTTCCACCTCCGCAATATCAAGCCCTGTGGGTGGATCCGACTTGACGCCGACACGTTCGACGAAGATAGCGGCGTCTACAATGTGAGCTGGGACGAGGTTTACCCGGAGGCTGCCCCCGTCCTTCCGTGCGCCCCCTTTCTACACGCCTATTGGGATATCGAGTGTTTCTCCGAGAGCGGCGACTTCCCCTTACCCAAAAAGGGCTACGACTCCGTCGCGAAAGCCCTGATGGAACACGCCGGCACAGGAGAAGACGCGGTAGATCTCATTCTCCAGGCCGCCCTCTATCCCGAGAACCCGCCGTCTGGTATGATTCCCATTCGTACCGTAAACAAGCTTCCGAAACGGGACATCTTCGAGGGCGAGTTGCGCAGACCCGATCTCGTTGACGCGATCAGCGCCGCACTCTCGAACAAGTCCACCGACGAACTCCTGCGCGCCCTGAGGCCGCTGGCGCGCAAGTTCCCTCTCGCCGGCGATCCGATTATTCAGATCGGCGTCGTACTTGAACGCGGTTCCGGTGTAAGCGCACCATTCCACGAGCGACACATATTCGTCGTGGGGACCTGTGGCCCCGTCGAGAACACCGCCGTTCACTCCTATACGACGGAGAAGGCCATGCTTCACGGCTGGGCCGACGCAATGGTCCGGTGGAATCCCGACGTCCTTCTCGGCTACAACACGTTCGGTTTTGACGAGCGCTACCTCTGGGGGCGCTCCGAGGAGCTCGGGATTCATCAGTCCGAGACGTTCCAGAACTTGTCCCGCCTATGCGACTCCGGAAAGGCCGTGGAGCTCGCCGAGAAGTTCCTCTCCAGCTCCGCCCTCGGCGACAATACCCTCCACATGCTCTCCATGTACGGCCGTCTCTCCGTGGACTTGTACCAATACATCAAACGCTCCTTCACGCTCTCCTCTTATAAGCTGGACGACGTCTGCCAGCACTTTATGAGCGGCTCGCTCACCGACGTCGACTGCGGCTCCGAGGTCTGGCATCTCAATACGAAGACAACGTCCGACGTGGTGCCTGGCCGCTACGTTGTCCTCTTGGACGAGACGGGCGACTGCGTCGTTGACAAACTCCGCGTGAAGGAGGTCGTCCCCAAGGTCCGCGTCGTCGTGGAGGCCCCCGCTGACGCCGATCTGGCCCTCGCCGTCAACCAGGCCGTCAAGTGGGCCGTCGTCAAGGATGACGTGTCTCCCCAGGAACTCTTCCGCCTACACAAGGGCTCCGCCGAAGACAGGGCCAAGATCGCGTCCTACTGCGTACAGGACTGTATTCTGGTGCGAGACCTCTATAAGAAGCTGGACGTCTTCAATAACGCGATGGCGATGGCGAATGCCTGCTCCGTCCCCATTCCCTACATCTTCACACGGGGCCAAGGCGTGAAGATCGAGTCTCTCATCTTCAAGGAGTGCTACGAGCGCGGACAGTGTGTGAAAGTCCTCCCAACGACGGCCTACGGCTCCGCCGCCGCCACGAACGAGGACAGTTACGAGGGGGCCATCGTTCTTGAGCCGAAGCCGGGGATCTACTACGAGTCGCCGATTGGCGTCGCGGACTTTGCTTCTCTGTATCCGAGCACGATCATCAGCGAGAACATCTCCTTTGACACGCTCCTCTGGGTGAAGGACTACGACTTGAACGGGAAGTTCAAGGGCTTCGTCCTCGGCTCCGACCTTCCGGAGACGCCTGCGAATATTCAGTGGACCGATATCACATTCGATGTGTGGGGGACCGATCCTGCCGATAAACGGAAGCACCCGGCGAAGATCAAACAGGGCATGCGCGTTTGCCGCTACGCCCAATACGATTCGGGCGTGAAGGGGACTCTTCCCCAGATCGTCCAGAAGTTGCTGGCGACCCGAAAGGAGAAGCGGAAGGAGGCGGCGAAGGAGTCCGATCCGTTCAAGAAGGCCCTTCTGGATGCGGAGCAGCTGGCCTACAAACTCACGGCGAATTCACTCTACGGCCAACTCGGCTCCGCCACATTTAAGATCCGCCTTCAGCATCTGGCGGCCTCCGTTACCGCCTACGGACGCAAGCAGATCCTCTTCGCCAAGGCCGCGATCGAGCGCTTCTACGGTCCGGGCGCAGATCCTCGGTGCTCCGCCGAGATCGTCTACGGAGACACGGACTCCCTCTTCGTGAATTTCAACCCCGTTGGACCAGATGGGAAGCGTCTAGAGGGCAAGGCCGCCATAGAGGCCACGATGCATTTGACCGAAGAGGCGGGGAAGTTCGTTACCCGTGTTCTCAAGGCCCCGCACGACTTCGAGTACGACAAGGTGTTCTACCCGTTCATTATCTTCTCCAAAAAGCGGTACGTGGGGAACAAGTACGAGGAATCGCCGGACTCGTACTATCAGAATTCCATGGGTATCGCTACCAAGCGGCGCGACTATGCCCCACTCGTGAAAGTCATCTACGGCGGGGCTCTCCAGATTCTGCTGACAGAGCGGAGCGTCCGAGCAGCCTACGATTTCGTCCAAGAGAAGTTGCTGGAACTCGTGGAAGGCAAGATGAGTCTGAATCTGCTGACGATGAGTAAGTCCTTGCGCGCCGAGTACAAGACGCCGAGTCCGCCGGCGCATAAGGTCCTGGCGGATCGGATGCGTCTTCGGGATGAAGGGACTGCTCCCGCATCCGGTGAGCGTGTGCCGTTCATCTATATTCTTCCACCCACGGGGCAGGTCGCCTCTAAGCTACAGGGGGATCGTGTGGAGCACCCGACCTACATCAAAGAAAAGGGGTTGAAGCCGGACTACAAGTTCTACATTCAACACCAACTCATGAATCCTCTCGTGCAGCTCTTCGCTCTTGTCGTGGAGCAAATTCCGGGTGTGACGGTTCCAAAAGGTGGATGGGAGAATGGCGACCGGGAAATCACAACCACACAGGTCTTATTTGAGAAAATTCTGGCGATGTGTGATCGGGCGGCCATGCGCCGATTCGGTAGCGAGTTCTTCGGAACGCCGGTAGTGAAATCGGAGCCCAAGAAGGCGCCTGTCGCTCCGAAACGAATGTCCGAGCGTCTGGCGAAGAAGCCCGTGCAGGCGTCTTTGAATACGTACTTCGCGGACAAGATGCTCCTGAAGAAGTTGGAGTCGACGAAGAAGAGCGGTTGACAGAGAGCAAGAAAATTGAGGGGGTCTGCTCTATTTTTAACGCATAGAATGGAGCTGCCCGTGTATTCGACTAAGTGGGAGAAGATCAACCTCGTTGCTACATTTCTGATGAGTGGTCCACCCTACGGATGGCTGTTCCTGGTAGGTTCTGGGGGAGATGGAAAGAGTATGGCGACTAACGAGGCTGTAAGACTGTGGAGAAGCTCATTGGGAGAGGACACGGAAGGTCCGATTAGTGATATTGTCTATCTACCCTGCTGTAATGATGGCACCGAGCACAAGACAGTACTGATGAAAAAGGGAGAGTGTCCGGTTGTAAAGACGATCGTCCATATTAACGCCTGGACTCGGGAATGGGAGTTTATGGCTGTGGAGTGGAATGCGACCGTTGCACGGTTTATGCGGGGAAACGAACCATCTGCCTAAAATAGAATGAATGACTATCTAGCTGTCGCAGAAGCCTTGGACGGTTATAGGGCCGCCTGCAGAAGAAACGCCATGAACTGGGAGGCGCGTGAGGGGCAGGGATACGAGATGGCTGCAATTTCGGAGACGGCCACGATTTTTTTACAGAAGGCGGCAAATTCCATTCCTCTTCTCGCCGGATCCGAAATTGTCATCGTGAATTCCGAGGCGGACAACGGATTTCCTCATACTCGTCCTCCGAACCTAATTTGTCTCCCAGCCTCTCTCTGTAGCGAGAGGGAGGCTGCGGACGATTTTCGAATTACTCTGGCCCACGAAGCAATTCACGTTCACCAGAGGAAGAATTCGGATCTGTGGCGGAGATTTGTGGGGAAGGAGGGATGGACTTGGACTCCTGTCTCCACAATTCCGTCTGAGTTGCGGGAGCGTACTAGGATAAATCCGGATACGATGGCAAGTCCCTTTTGGGCCTGGGAGACGTACTTGATCCCGCTCCCCCTTTTTCGTCCCTATAGGAAGCCCACGTTAGCCAATGCGGTCGTAGAGTGGTACGATGTACGATCTGGGACCTTGGCCCAGGACTTTCCCAAGAGCTTCTTGGCGAAGTATGGGAAGGGAATTCACCAACCGGAACACCCGTACGAAATTTACGCGGAGAAATTCTCGGAAGATGGGGTGGCGTCTGTGGAGGAATTGGAGGGGAGAATGCGGTCCTAAAACTTCCACAAATCCGCCACTACGTTCCCAGCCTTTGCAGGCACAGGCGGTCCAGGTAACGGCAACGGCGCCCTAGACATACTCTGAATGAGCGCATCCGGAGGCCGATAATCGGCCACAGACCTCGCGGGAGCCTGATTGGACCCTATAGTCTGTAAGGGCACACCCGGAGAGAAGGTAACCGTCTGCGCCGAATCACCTGCCCCGCGCTTCCCACCCGCCCCCTTCCGGGATGTAGACTCCGCGTTCTTCTTCGAGTTCATCGCCTGCACGATCGGATTCTGCTGCCGATTGTACTCCGCCTCATAATGCTTCCACGAAATGTAGAGCAGGTTCGGATACGTGTACCGAACCAAGAAACCCGTCTCCCGGAGCATGTGTACCACGTACACAATACAGTCCTCCAGATCTAAGGACGGGAGCCCAAGAACGAAGGGCGGCACCGTATAGGTCAAAAAACTCTGGTTTCCTAGAATTTGTGATGTATGGTAAATCCGAGTATGTATCTGGTTCAAAATCTGATTGTACGCCCGAAGCTTCGCCTTGTCCCTGTGAATACGCTTCTCAAAAAGGTTGCGCGGCTCTAGGCGCGGCGTTCCGTCGACAGGTGTGTCTTTTAAGTTCCAGTGACCACCACCACCTAACATTCCTAGTTCTTAGCACGTTTCTATACGATGCAGGAACGCATCGCCACGATGTCTAAAGCTCGCCGCATATATAACAGACAGCTTGAATCACTATGTTAATACCACCCAGACGTATCAGCCTTTCCGGAGGTGGAATACTCGGAATAACCCATATAGGCGCCCTAGAGGTCCTAGAGGAACGGGGGCTCCTACGCTGCGTCCGCGAATACTTGGGGGTGAGTGCCGGATCTATGCTCGCATTCACACTCTCTCTGGGTTACACTATCGCCGAAATCCGGGAGTTGAATTTTGGCCTCGACTACACGCTTATACAGAACCTGGATCCGGAAAACATGTTTCTCAACATGGAATCGTACGGAATTGACAACGGACAGAATTTCGACAGACTTCTCGGAATTGTTTTGAAGGCGAAAGGGCTTCCTCTTGAAATTACGTTTGCGGAATTCGCAGCCAAGTTTCCTGACCGCCCCCTCTTCCGAACGTATGCCACGGACCTCCAGACCTGTCTCGGGAAGGAATTCAGTCTCCGCGCAACTCCCGACGTCCCCATAAAATTCGCCGTACAGGCCTCCTCCTGTGTCCCCTTTCTCTTCACTCCCATAAAAGACTCCTCCGGCAATATGTTTAACGACGGGGCTGCCGTATCGAACACGCCGTTTATGTATCTTACGGACGAGGAGCGCGCGGAAACGCTCAGCCTCACATTCAATCTCAAGGATCAATCCGGAGACGGTTCGCAGACCATGAGTAGTTTCTTCCATTACTTTATGCGTATGTTCGTAAGTGCCTACGTGCACCAAGATAGGGCCATATATGACAGATGGAGTAATCGTATTATTTATCTAGATACGAATGGCATGAACCCCTTTCATTTCAAGGCGACTGTGGAAGAAAAAAGAGAGGTGTATGAGCTGGGGCGAAAGAGTGTGGCGCGTTTTCTTGAGACGAAGCCCACTAAGAGGATCGCCCGCAGAAATTCTCTGTCTTAAATATACAAATGGCTAAGACTCGTCGTTCTCGTGGCAAGAAGGGTACGCGCAAGCTTTCCAGCTGGAATCTGCTGGTGATGAAGACGTTCAAGGAGTTAAAGGCGAAGGACAAGAATGCCTCGTTCTCGGATGCGCTCAAATTGGCGTCGAAGCGCAAGAAGTAAAGCCAGAAATTGGTTGTGACATTGTCACACTGGATTTCTGAATTCCGCCCCCCGTTAGCTGCTCCCACCCGAAAGGTTCTTATTAATGAATTCCAGATAGCCGTCCGTAGACCGCTCGCCCTTGTACTCGACGATCTGGCCGTCCGCCGACTCCATGAGGAACGTCGGGAATCCCTTGATCGGCTTCCCCTTCGCCTTCTCAGGCTCCTCCTCCGGACTAATCATACGAATCTGGCACTTCTTGCCGTTCTTCTCAATCACACCCTTCTTCACAAGTTCCTCCATTTCCGGTTTCGCCTTCTTACAGTGGCCACACCAATCCGCGTAGTACATCGTAAAAGTGTACTCGGAGGCGTTCTGGAAGCCCTGTATGTCGAACCTCTTCCCGGTGAATCCCTCGCGGGCAAGATAGCCCAGAACAAAAAGAATGGCGATGCCGAGAAGCACGATTTTCCAGTTCATGTCTCTTTCTAATATTGCTTCCATAGATTTATTCTCAAACCTTTCCGCTGATCTCCGTACAAAGGAGCATCGTCCCAGCAGGGTCCAGCCACTTCATGCGACTCACCATAGTCCCCGAAAGGCCCGTCGGCCACATCGAGTAGGTCGTATTCACGTAGCGACCGGACTCAAGAGGGCAGGGGATGTTGGAACACAGGGGCTGAATCGTGGGGGCAAGCGGGATGAAGTTGTAGGTGATCTCATAGCGCGCCGTGCCGTCCGTGATGACCGTGCTCGGAGGAACAGTGTAGTCGAGCGTGAAAGCGACCCGCTGGCCGGGAGCAGGATTCGGCGGATCCAGGCTCATCGTGTTCACCGTGAAAAGGGTGATACCGGAGTTGCAAACCTTCAGAGTGGCGTTTAGAACGGCGTAGAGTGAGAGGTACTTCATTATCTGGATTACGGCGGGACAGACGGCCTCCCTCAATTTTTCTGGGGGGCCAAGATTTCCCCACTCAAGGATTTCGCGCCATACAAGCACAGATAGAATGCTCGTATTCCGTAAAGGTGTCTGGTCGGACGTCGCCATGCCCGCCTATGTAGATCCCACGTGGCTCTGGGGAGATCGTCAGAAGGCCGCGACGATTATTCACGATGAGATGGAGACCGGGGCAACGTGGGACGATGCCTGGATAAAGGCTGAAATCGCCATCTACCGATCACTGGGGATCTCTCGGAAACAACATGACGCCCCAAAGAACGAGGAAGAAGATGGCAGTGTGGAGGAAGAATCCCAGAGGTGAAGGAGCTCCACTGCTGTCGGAGATGAATAACAGACGACCGAAGACCTTCTGCGTGATCTTGTATGTCTCCGGGCTAGCCACCAGGAAAAACACCAGCGTCGAATAAAATGCGTATTTGGCCTTCAGAGCGAAGTTTTGGGGAGCAGGTCCCGATCCTGACATTGCTTACTCTACTAAAGTCGTCTAAAGTATGATGCCTTACATCCACAGAAGATGTATCCCATTCGCCAACGATTCCCTATTGTACTCCCGAAAGAGCGATACACGGATCGCTTTGGAGAGCCTTCCGCGTTCGTCGATACGAATCCCTCCATGTATATCCATAGGGACGGGGCAGTCACCTTGCTCGTGCGCCGAGTGAATTACCGAAAGTATGCGGACAAGACATTCTCGCTCGGATCCTTTCCATCGCAGTCGAAATACGTCGTTGCCAAAGGAAACGTGGGTGATTTATCTCGCTGGACTTTCGAGCCTATGCTTATAGAATATGGCGTTCCCACCTATCGGACCTACTGGGTCGGTCCGGAAGATATACGGTTCCTCTCTGAGAACACGGTTATTGCAACCATCCCGGAATGCAATCCTTCCGGAAATCCGGCGATTTTCCGGGCACGTCTAGATGGTTCCGTCATGAATTCGGTGAAGCCGTGTTATCCGAATACGACCGAGAAGAATTGGATGCCGTATACGGACCACGAGTCTACAACGAAGGTCCTATATAGTGTGTCGCCCCTACGCATGAAAGACGTGGAGGCGGCGGAGATCATTAACTGCGGTGAATTTGCGGAATTGGCCGGCTATCATGGATCCACAAACGGGGTTTCGTATAAGGGTGATCATCGTCTATTTCTCATACATGTCAATCGGGAACGCAGCTATCATCGCTGGCTTCTCTTTCACCCGTCCAAAAAGACGGTACAGGTCTCGGATGAATTCGTCTTCTTCCAACACTCCTATATTGAATTTCCGGTAAGTCTCTGTGAATACGGCGGAAAGCTCTATGTCAGTATGGGGATCAATGATGAGGCCGCCTACATTTTGGAGCTGGACGCACCGACGTTTCCGCAAAAATTGACGGGGGTTGACAGCATGTGATTTCATTAAACAAAATGGAGTTCTTCCTTCTCACAATGAATATGCACTGGCTCTGGAAACTTTATGTGCGATTACGTCTAGGGGCGCGGGTGGTCCCATACTAACGTGATGTGCTTTGGGGTGTACCTAACTTTTGCACATGCCGTTACCGTGATGTGCTGAAGTTAAGTACCCCCTTTAGGGGGTACTTATATTATGCCTACATCACTACTGTAGGCATGTAGGCTAAGTTAGGTACACCCTTGGGGTGTACCTAAC